TTAATCCTAGATCCGGCATAACGTGCAAAGATAACCCAGTCACCGACCTTGCACCACGGACCTTCAGGAAACTTGTCTTTGTCATAACAGTGTGGTCCTTGTGCTAACACGAGTCCACATGTTGATGCTACTTGTTGTCTCTCTAAAGTTTCTTGTCCTAAAAATAATCCACCTTTTGTTTTTTCCTTCATTTTAAATGGAAGGACTATCATTCTCCATCCAGTGGGATTAGGTAATTTTGTTGATTCTTTATTTTTCAAACGCTCGTAAGCTTTATCCTTTTCAGAATCAATATCTTTGTATTTATCTAAGAGCGCTGATTTAGTCTTTGGTATTTCCGCCGTCTTTTCCGAATCTGACGACATTGGTGTTGTCTTGTTCTTGTCCATTTTTTTCCTCCTTTGGATTTAGCAGGTTGGATATTTCCTGATCTATTATTTGATAAGCATGGGCTTGACCTAAAAGATACTTATAAGTCTCCATGTCTTTTGCTCCACCAGAAATTAGATTATCTCCAATTGTCTGATAAGAGTTTCTTATTTGTTGTCTTAGTTTAGTTATAAAACCTTCAAATGTCAATTCTGCCATTAGCAATTCCATTTTCTAAGACTCTTGTTAATCCTAGAATTGGGATCTCGTGCAGTTTTAGCAGATGTTAATCTTTTCTTCATACCTGTCATTCGTGCGCAGAAACTTTTTCTACGATTAGCAGCCTTAGAACCTTTCTTTAATTTAGATGGTTTAGTTGTTACAGCTGTTTGTAATTTTGAACCTGGGTTTTCTCTTCGATAAGACATTACGCCTTTTCTATTTAAACCTCCGGATGGATCTTTGCCTTCTTTTCTTTGCCAAGCTGGTGTTCTACCACCTTTGGCTAAGTAAGCTCTACCCATTCCTCTTGTGTTCATCATTACTTTTTCTTTCCTTTTTTAGGAAATCCTTTTTTCATATTTGCATATGCTTTTGCAGAAATAGTAGACTTTGATTTAGGTCTCGATATACCTAATTTTTTTCTTCTATTAATGTTGGCCCATAGGCCGGGTCTTTTTTTACTTGCCATTTTTACTTCCTTTTTTATAGCCCATTCTTTTAGCTACTTGTGGGGCTTTCTTTTTTAGCATTCTGATGCCTTTTCCTTTTTTACCTGCTGGTATTTTTTTCATATTATTGTTCTCCTTATTTTTTATTCATATTCATAATGTCTGTAGCCTTAAGTCCGTAAATTGCAGCCACTACTGAAACCCATAATCCAACTATCCACCAGGGCATCTCTTGTAGTTTTAGAAAATATAGATCTATTTTTTCTTGCATCTTTTCATCTTCTGCAAATACAGACCAAGCCAATAAAAACAATGGTGAAGAAATTGTTAAAAGTACAAATTCGTCCTTCCAGTCGTTTTTTTGATTGTCTGCAATTTTTCCAGAAAATTCTATTTCACCTCTTTTCATTTTTTCAATATGAAGAAGTTTAGCTTCTGACATTGCAACGTCAGCTGCTTTTTTATTTTTGTAAATCTCCAGTCCAGCTTTAATTCCTGAACCAAATAATCCCCAAGGAATCATACTAGTACCAAGTTGCTGTTTGTTTTTTTGCTTTTCCAGTACCTTTAACAGTTACTTTTGGATTTTCACCAGCTTTTGGAGTTGCAATTTGCACTCCACCAGTTTTATATCCATCAACAACCTTACCGCCTTTAGGCATTGGAACATTTTTTTCTAATTTATCAAATTTGTTCATTTTTTTCTCCTCTTTTTACTCATACCAGCTTCTGATAGAGCAATTGCTATTGCTTGTTTAGGGTTTTTTACCACTTTTTTTGATTTTCCGCTATGTAATTTTCCTTTTTTATATTCTCTCATTACTTTAGCGACCTTTTTTTGACCATTTTTCATTATTTTCCTCCTTGATCTTTAAGTTGAGCTGCCAAAACAGTTTTTTCTAAAGAAGTATCTGCTCTTAACATAGCTAATTCTTCGTTTTGTTCTAATTTTTGTTGATCCGTCATTTGATTCATCATTGCTTTCATCTTATCAAGATTAATTCTCTCTTCATCTTGCTCTTTTCGTCTGTTATTTTCTGCAGCTCTGATGTCAAGCTCTCTTGATTTAAGTTTAGCAATTGGATCATTACCAAAATCACCATTAATTTTTTTCTCTTCTTGAATATATTCATCCATCATCTCTGCAATCAACACAGCTTTTCTAGATTCAATCTTCATATTCACTTGCATAATCTCTTGTTGAATTCTTGGGTCCTGCATTGCTTGTGGATTTTGTTGTAACATTTGTATTTGTTGAATTTCATTTAAGAATTCCATTTCAACTTGTTCTAATGCCATTAAAGAAATATGTTCAAAAACATTTTTTTGTAAGGAAGCTCCAATCATTGGATTATTCTTTGCCATATTGGTTGCCATAAAATGTAAATGCGCTGTTATGTGAGCTCTGTGATCTTGTCCTTTGAATGCTTGGAAAGGAATACCACTTAATGCATCAATGTGTTCTAATGATGGATCTTTTGGCATTGGTTGTTGTGGTTTCTTTAAAATGTAATCAATGTTTTTAACACCTAACGCTTCATACATATTTCTGTAAGCAGCATATAAATTATGTATTTGTGGATTAGATTGAGCTAATTGTAATTCAGTTTGAGCTAAACTAATTCTTTGAGTTTGAGAAAATATATTAGGATCAGCAACTGGAACGATATCTACTCTATCATCAAAGTCTGCTTGTTTGATCATTCTTTGACCACCAACTACATCATATGGATATTCTTCTGGTAAGTATAATTTAAATACACGAGATAATAATCTAAATTCATTTTTTAATGCCATATACAATCGTTTATGAATTGCAGACATTGTTCTTGAGCCTCTTTCAAGCAACGCAACTGTCGTACCCACTGCGGCTTGTTGATTACCCTCTCCTACTTGCATGTCAGCTATGGAAGCAAAACGCTGACCAGCTTGTACTACGACACCCATAAGTTGTAATAGTGTTTGAGATGGTTCCTTAAAAGGAAGCGTCATAAATGCATCTCTGATATTTCCACCAGGTGCATCTACATCTCTAAATTCTCCAGGTTGAATTGATTGAGCATCATCTCTAATTCGAATTCCTCTTTGTTTAAATCCTGCAGGTAAGTTAGATAATGTTCCAGCATCTAATAATGATCTTAAAGCAGATGTAGCAGTTCTAGATAAACCACCAATCATATGTATTAAACCAAAACCATAAAAACCAAGTCCTGGTAAAAATTTAAAGTGAACGAAGTATTGTATCTTTTTTCTCAAAGGATCACCTACTTCGTAATTTCTACGAATGGATAAAATAGAACGAGAGTTTTCTTCGATCGTTACAATGTAAGGTAACTTAATACCTGTTATATCCCCATTGGGTCCTCGATCTTCAAAACCCTCAATATCAAGGTTAACATGACATTCAAGTAAAGTGAATACATCTTCTTGTCTTCCAGATTTTCTTATTCCCTCTAATTCTCTTTCCTTTTGTTCAACATCAGATTCATTGTCATAACCAGGAGTTAATTCAATGTCTCTATAAAAACCATTGACTTGTTGTTTTCTTAATTCGTTTCCAGAAACTTTAACTCGATGGATGATTGATTCCGCGTCGTCTAATGAGGTAGCCGAATACGGAACAATCAAATCATCAGCTGGAACAAACTTAGAAACAGCTCGTCCCATTAACTCGTCGTAGTAAACTTTTTTAAAAGCAGATCCTGATAGTGGTAAATAAAATAACATTTGATCAAAATCAGATTCATATTCTGGCATTTGATCCATAATTTGATAATTCATAAATTCTTTTACTCGTTCTGCTTGTGCAGATTTTTCTGGAGATGGAGCTCCAACGATTTGAGTTCTTACAGGTCCTTGAGCCGGGAGTAATTCTTTGTAGGCCAAGGCTTGGAATTGAGTAACCGCTTCTGCAAGTACAGGATGCGTGGCACCTGCTGCACCAGAGAATGGTTCTGTTTTTGTTTCATACTTAAATCCTAAAAGATCTAAACCTTTAACGTAGGAACTTTCCCAATCTTGTCTTGAAGATTTGTAGTCTGTGTAGTTGTTAAATAATTCTGAACCAAGAGGCACTAAAGTTTCCTCTGGTAATAACTCAGCTAGATTGTCATAGTGATTTTCTGTTTGAGCCTGGTTCATGGCTCCTGGTTCAAAATTAATTTCTACACCACCATCTTCAAGAGGTGTAATTTCTGTTTCGCCTATATTAGGTACTTGTTCTTGAATATCTATATTTTCTTCAACCGCTGTCTCAGGTCCTTCGATTTCAATTGATTTCCTAACTTCGTTTGGAAGTGCTTTGTCGATTGCTGCCATTAAATTTTTTCTCCAATCTTACTACTTTTACAGTATTATTTTTAATATTCAAGCCCCGTGATAAAGGTCCACGTTTTGGAGGCACTGTTAGAGTTAATCTTTTCATTACCAGTAATAGCTTCTTTTTTTTGTTGGAAGTCCATTATCTTTATAGTCTTCTGGGTGAATAATCAACCCTCCTTGTCTAAATTTCATTAAAGCTTGTGTTGTACTATCTACTAAATCGTCGTGATCACCATATGGAAATGAAGCACATTCTTCAATAACCTCTTGAGCAAACTCCTTGTCTAACGGAGCCCAGACCATTCCAGATTCAAACATAGGTGCAACAGCATTTACTCTGCTGTGTTTATCATTACCTTTTGAAGGTGAAAAATTAACTACTGGTATTCCCATTTGTCTTAATTCATAAGTTAATGGTAGACCTGATGCTTTAGCTTCAATCAATACTGTTTCAGGTTGCCAATATCTATATTGTTCCAAAGCTGTACGTCTTAGTTCTGGAAATTCTAATCTTTGTTTTACTGCATCCAATAAAATTATATGATGTGGATCTCCTTCGTTCTCTGCAAATATTCCCCAAGTTGTAATTGCAGAATAGTCGGCGGTTTCTTTTTTCATAAATGCTGTGTCGTAAGATTGAACAACGTGAAGCAAAGGTGGTAAATAATCTTTGTCCCAATCTTTCCACCATTCTCGTTTTAACAATGCACCTTCTTCTGCAGTTGGATTTTGCATGTACTGTGCATTCCATTTTGCAACACCAGCGGATGCTTTTACTTTTTCTAATTCTTCCTTCTTCCAATACTCTGGCCAAACGGGTTCACCACTTGGTAAGATAGCTGGAAATTCTATAACTTCCCATTGATCTGCTTTTTCTTCTTTTGCTCCAGCGTTAACTAATTGAGCTGTTAAATCTTTTGTAGACCATCTAGTCATTACAACTACGACAGCTGCGCCTGGTTGTAAACGCTGTCGTGGTCCTGATGTATACCACTCCCATGCATTATCAAATGCAGTTGGAGAATTAACATCTTGTTCTGAATGTGGATCGTCAATGATTAATAAATCTGCACCCCGTCCAGTAACAGCACCTGATACACCAACCGCAAAATATTCTCCTCCGCCATTTGTTTCCCAACGTCCTGCAGCTTTTGAATCTTCTCTTAATCTTGTTTTAAATAAATCTTGATACTCTTGAGAGTCAATTAATGTTTTAGCTTTTCTACCAAAACGTATTGCAAGTTCTGCTGTGTGGGTTGCTTGAATAATTTTTAAATTAGGTCTGTTACCTATCATCCAAGCAGGTAGGAAGTAAGAAGCAAATTCAGATTTAGTATGCCTAGGTGGCATATTAATAATTAATCTTTTACAATCACCTGATAGGATTCTATTAAAAGCATCTGCAATTTTTTTATGATGGGACCCCTCTACAAAATCTGGCCAAGTATATTTTACAAATGATAAAAAATCAGAACGATATTTATTTTGTGTAGTTTTTTTGACTCTAGTTAAAATATCTAATTTTAATTGTCTTCTAACTTTCGGATCCGTTATTTGATTTATTTTTTCTAAACTAAGCATAATATTTAATTATGGTACCAAAAAGTATTTAACAGCAATCTCTGTCTAAATCAAACACTAAAGAGTAATACTTAGGATCCCTTTTTTTGTTTTTTACCCCTCCCCCCTAAATGAAACTTTGACTTTTGGGTTTGGTCTGGTACCTCTATCATCTAAGGGTGGGACCCGCCCACATGCTCTTCTCTAGGTGCGACATAGTGTCGCACCTAGCATTATTAACTTGACAACTAA